CTAAACTCGTACCAATGTAGCCTCTACCCAGCAATAAGATTGACTTCATTTTTCGTCAGCACTACCCGGGTTACCCGCCACATTGAAAATAAAACGGTTTATAGCTGCTGATAAAGCATCTGCATCCATTTGATTTTTTGCATGAATTATATTAACTGGCATACCATTAATATCATATCCTAAAACAATAAACGCGCTCAAATACTCAGAGATTAAACCGGTTAAGTTCTGAAGATTTTTAGATTTTTCATTCTTGAGTTGACCATGCTGCATCATATAGTCTTGTATAACGGAGCGAATAAGGTCGTCTACCTGACCTTTATTCTTATGAAGATTTGGATCTGTCGGCTTCATATTTTTGGAGTCTCCCTTATTGTTCTTTTTGGGATGCTTCACTACTATATTTAGGGCGCTTAACATAATAAGGAGAATTTTGAGGTATATTTGTAACCCCTTTGCTAATCAAATAGGAGATAATAACTTCAATACTATCAGTTTTAATACTAAAATTACGAGGAATTGCTAACCCACCATCATTCAATTCAAACATAATTTCATTCATGAAATGTTTATTATGAAAGCATGTAATAAACACGCTAGTAGTACCTGGGTTGACAAGCACAGTCCAACGACGCGGGTCGTGTTCACCGAAACCATTAAATAATTTTAACGCAATAAAACCATTATCGCGTAACCGCTTCATGAAGTAACCTGGGGTTGTTATTTTATTTTTTGAGCTCATTTGATTAAAGATGACGCTATATAGCGAGTTTTTACAGGGCCGTCGAGTAATTGAAATAGCACGACACCTAATTTTTGATTAATTTTACACTCTAACTGCTTTACTCTCACACTACTAATTATTCTTATTAATTCGAAGTTCAAGCATAAATTTGTTAATTCCTCTCCTTTGTATTCGCTAAGAGGTATTGAAATACTATCTACATTTTGCCGGGCTCGATCTGTAAGATCTCCAAAAATCTTCCCTTCCTTTGAGTATAGATATAATTTGTTACTTTCTGAAGCAAAGGTAGAGCCTCTGAGCAACTCGATTAGTGATTTATATTGGATAACAAACTCAATTGGAAAATTTAGACTAGCTATTTTCGATACATTTACTTTGGGTGCAGTAATGATACCATCTTCAAGTAAGTGATATTTAAAGCGTATCTCGGGGCCACTATAGTTAATATTATTTTTATCTACAGTAATCGTAAAGCTATCTGTACTGATACACTCAAATGCCTTAATAACTTTTTTAATGTCTGAAATATTTAAATGAATAGGAACATCAACATTAGTATCAACTTTGTACTGTGAATGAAGTATTACTGAGGTATCAGAAGTACAAACTAGGCTTGAAAAGCCTTCCCCATCCAAAGTTACAACACAGCTATCATTTAGCTTGCCTAATGGCTGTAGAAAGCCATTTATAAAGAGTTTTTTATCAGGAATATTTACATTCACAAAGATTATTATATACTACAAAAACGAAAAGCAATCAGGTTGTTTTAAATAAGTCAACAATACGGTCTAACCTATCAAGAATACGATCTAACTTATCATTGATAGTGGTGGGTGTTATCGGCTTATTAAAATCAAAAACTAATTGATTTGGATCTTCAGCAGGCTGCTGTACTACAACTGCAACTGGTGGCGCTTGTTGTGACTGTATTACAGGCTGTTGTACAACCTGAATAGGATTAAATTCAATTGTTGGTTGAAGGTTAGGCTGTTGAGACTGCTGAGGCGTTGTCTGATCTGTAGTTATTCGGAAAACATTCTGCAAATCCGTTTTAACACCAGAAATGTTCTTAGAAGACCCAACACTTTGGCGGTCGATTTGCTTGAGCTCAGCTAACGTAGTACCAAGTAATGCCATGATGGCATTCTTGCCTTCTACACTATTAGGATCAACTGCAACAAGACCGTCAGACATTAATCAAGCCCCTCAAGCAACTTTTTAACAGTATCATCTTCGAGAACATCTGTTGAATCGGTTGCTGAGGAGGCTGAAGCTTCAGATTTATTTGCTTTAACCGGCTTAGTATCGGTATCAGACGCCTCCGATGAGCAATAGTAATGCTCATCAAGCATCGATTTCAACTCTTCATAACTCTTCACTGTAAAGACCGACTCAAGATCGATAATATTTTTATATATATCATCAATCTTACCCTTGTCTAGTCCTTCGACAGCCTTAGGCATCATAAACTTACTACTAACATAAGTTGGGTAGTCGCCTTGCTGCTCTACTTTAATCTTTAAATTACAACCCTTGTCGCTAAGATCAAAAATACGAGCACCGAGATCTTCAGACCCCTCACCTTCAATAGCATCCATAATAATCTTATGAAGCTGCTTGCCGTAACGTACAATCATTACCTTGCCATTATTTTCTGAATTAACAGGATCGTTTACAACATAGGCATTTACTAACCACTTTTCAGATCGCATGATGGCACGAGCTTTAGCCTTCTCATCCTCTGTACCGGTCTTAAGAGCTTTGTAGCGAACCTCAGCAATAGGATCACGAGCACCGAAAGACGTCGGGCTTACCGTATAAACATACTGACCAGTACAAAAACTAGTCCAGCCAAAGGTATAGTAATGAAAAAAGGTCTTAGTTGGGTTACCAACATTAGGAAGCAAGCGAACAGTATATGTATTGCCTACTTCAAGTTTCAAAATATCCTTATTACGGGATACGGGGTTATTTTTAGCAAGAGCACCTTTAATGCTCTCGAACATCGAATTGGTAATTGTACTCATATTGTTTATAATATATGATTAGTTTTTAAAATCAAGCAAGATTTTTTTTAATTTTCCGCAAACCGGCAATAGCCAGCTGTTTAGCGGACGTACTGCCTAAAAATTTAGTTCGGAAGACAGAAATGTTGTCGTAAATATCTCCTAAAGTGAATCTAAGCAAATCAGGGTCATGTAATTGCAATTGTTTTTCAAAATTAGTAAATACAAACAGATTATAGATGCTAACATTATGGTTTTTAAGATGTGTAATAAAGGCATTTTGGATGCCATCCTTGTAGTTAGGGTAATCATCAACGGTAATTGCCTTTTCCTCACAAAACTGCTGTATGAACTTTAGCCCTTTAACAATATTTTTAAGATGGTAGCTATCATCTGGTGGTAACAGCAGCTTCTTTTTTAGTGACAGTGTATAAACCTTTATAGCCTTTGGTGATGAGTAGAAATTTAAATCAAAACCGCTCTCACCAGGATAGATTGTGTACGGTGCATTAAAAAATTCTGTTACATCAACATTTTTATTCCGTGTAAAGAAGTTTTTGAGACGTAACACATGTGGGTATACAATTGACTCTTCAAACCCCTCCCATTGCTTTCTGAATCTGAAAGGTAAACCGCTTTGGGTTCTAGAAATCTTTAAATATGTATTGTAAATTAGCTTATCTAGTGTCATTTTTTGCGGTGATTAAGATATTTCATTATATATTTGCTCTTACACAAGGTAGGATCAAACTCTAAGAATATTCTAACCGCTGATACATCATCTTCAACATCCATAATACTTTTAAATAGGTTTTTTACTCTAAGATCTTGAAGATAAAGAAGCAAAATGTTTGCAAGATTGTATTTTTTATTAAAACATATGCAAATGTAGCTGCAAAAGCATCTAAAGAGATGATCCACTTCTTCGCGGTGTAAATTACTAAAATTCATACAATTTCAATGACTTACTGAGATTTATAACGTGTTTAATCAAAAGCTAGTCTAGGGGCTCTCACTCATGGACGTTAGCGTTTTTGTAAACTGTATAGCTTCTTCACTCTCATTTATTGTATCATCTTCTGTAATCACCAGTGTATTATAATCAATCTTAAGAGCAATACTACCGAAATTAGGTCCAAAACGATTTTTTGACATGCCAATATTAATAAGACCAAGTTCTTTATCCTCATCTTTCTGCCAAATAGATATAATTGCATCGGACGTTGTAGCTAGACCGATACTTTCAGAGATAGTTTCTAATCCAGGATTATCTACATTATACCCAGACCGATTTAACTGTGTCGCCGAAACAATTGGACACATAATATCATAACTAATTGCTCTGACTTGCTGTGCACAATACAAAATTCGTTCATAACTATTATTACCTAAAGGGCTATGTAGCAAATTAAGGTAATCAAGCACAATCAAATCAATCTTAATACCTTTTTGCATTAATTTTTTAATAAAGCCTTTGAGCTGAAACGGTGTTAATGTGGATGGCGGAAATTCTTTAATAATAATTTTAGATTTTTTACCTTTAGCTATGTCTTTTATCTGTTGTTTAAGAGATTCCGACTCTTCTTTGAGATGGCTAAGCGGGATACTCGTAATAGCTGATGAAAGTCTTCTTGCATACATCATTTCACTCATCTCTAGTGTTACAAGCAATACGTTTTTGCCCTGCATTGCGACATTTGTTGCAACGTTACCAAGGAAAATACTCTTACCGACGTTAGTTTCACCGGCAAAAACGTACAACGACCTACCATTTTCAAGAAACCCCCCACCTAATTTGTTATCTAACCACCTCCAGCCCGTCTTTACACATGGCTCTTCTCTGTGTAAATCAGAAACAAACCGATCCACCTCACCAAACAACTCCAATCCCATATTTTGAGTTAAGTTTACACCTACAGCCTTTTCAAATTTCTCTAAAAGTTCTGCTGTATTAAGCTGCTTACTGTCTAACTTTTCGGCTGCTTCAAGCAGTGCATTATAAACACCCTTTTCCTTGAGAAAAATCTCTGTATTTTCTACCAACTCACTTCTATTGAACTTTTTATCTATATCAGTAAAAGATGTTACGAGCTTTTTAAAGTTTTCCTTTAATTCATCTGTGGTTAGGTACGCTTTTAACTCGGTATGAGTAGGCACAGTACCATGCTCTTTAAAAAAGTTTACAATAATACGTACAATATTCTTTGTATCAATATTTTTAAAGAACTTTACATCTAGATGATCTATCACCGAAGAAAGAAACACAGGGTCGACCAAGCAATTATATGCAATAATGTGCTCGTAAAAATCTAGATCGAGAGTTTTCTTAGATGGGCTCGTTATTCCATTTTCGAATGAAGGCTTCATTACTCTTATTCCACTCCTTATCGTTTAAATCCCTTAATCCTGGGCTCTGATGATAGATTAATATAGGCCATACACCTAGTTTAAGCCGGTTTGCATTGCAAGTCAAGCTAAAATCAATGTCATAATGGTGCCACATGAATTGTTCATCAAATCTAGCTCTGGCACCACGTATTTTTCTGTTATCTAAAGCTAAAAAGACACCATCAAGTACAGCAACCCGTGCAGGAGATGGTCCGAATGTTGTAATGGCCATACTCTCCTCTGAAACTGGGTGAGCTGCAAAGCCTCTATAGTATTCCTTTGAAATCATCCAATGCCATAGATTCTTTTCTTTAATTGTTGGGTTTAAACCACCAGCAACCCCGACAATATCAAAGCGCTTCAAGGCTGTCTTCAATGTTTGTAGATTACAATACTCTAGACTTATGTCATGATGACATAAAATGATAATATCGTATATAGAATTCTCTTTATTTGTTATAACACTATTGTAATATTCTGGTAGACCTATAGTTTTGTTATTATAAAGGATGTGTAGATCTATATCTTTTAAATCCTTACAGCTACGCTCGAGTAAACAGTCAGAATCAAGCGGACTTATAGCGAAAATACCTATTTTACTCACGAATAAATATTAATAGATAGATATAAATAATCAAGTATTATGAATTTAGATAGCAAACTAATGTTTGAAGCGTATATCACTAGTAAACAACAGATTTTAACTGAAGCTCCAATTGAAATGGGTGGGGATATTAATGTTGAGCCTGTAACAAAAAAGACTTTACCTGGTCAAGGCAAGGGGTATGGTGCCGGAGCCATTACTAAAATTGCAGCAGCGCAAGGCAAGTCTGAAGAAGATGTTGCAACAGAGATGGCAAGAACGGTTTTAGATTATACCAAAGAGAAAAAGATGGTTGATGGTAAAGAGGTTTACTACTTTCCTGGTGATCCAAAGACATTCATCAACGAACTAACACCAGTTTTTAAAGATAAGTTTGGCATTCCTGCTTCCATGGCCGGATTCACTGTGAATTATGTCTTAATATATCTATTAAATGCAAAAAAGACTTCAGGTGGATTGAAAATGGATGCAGAAAAAGTAAAAGCTGCAAAAGAAATAAAAGCCGCCACGAAAGCTGAACCAAAAACAGAGACTGTATATGAGATTGATAAGGCTGTACGTATTCCTGAGAAAAATTTAAGAGCTCTCGTACTCAGCTTACCTGATGAAGATGTTCCGGAGCGTGAAATTCTGTCAGTTGTAAAAACAGCTTTGCAAGAGTATAATGAAACGCCTGGCTTGTCAAAAGAAGATGCAATTAAGATGAGATCTCTTGAAGTTGTAGACAAATTAACGGAATATGGTGTTCTTAAAACAAAACAAATTGAAAAAGCTCAAGCTGAAGGTGAAGGCTCTGGTGAAGTGGAAACTGTTGAAGACTTTCCTGAGGGTGATGATGTATCTTCAGAATTACGTTCCATGGGGGCTACTGGAAGAGGTAGAGGCTTTGACGCAGGTGGCTTTAGTTTTGGCGACTAAGAAAAAAACGGGCTATTAAAATCAAAATTTGCTACTGAAGTTAGTCCTTCCGGTGTTACCTCATACACAACACCTTCTTCAACTGCTTCACTCCCCTTAAACTTTACACTACTAAAGGTATTATCGATTTTGTTTGCAAATAAAGTACTGCCACACCTAGCTATATATACACCTCTGTAGTCAGTGTTTATAATCCATAAGCCAAAAGTGCCTTCAAGGTGTGAGAGAGCAGTTGAAATTATCTCAACTGAATGACCTTGTGAATTAACAGCTTGTTGAATCTTGTATAGCATAAGTGGAATGGTGCTCGAGTCCACAGGGTTCTTCCACTTTGAATCAAACTGTTGCTTAATTTCATCAAAATTTGTTAACACTCCATTATGCGCTACTATCCAATTCTCTGTATTAAAGGGGTGAGACGTTTCCCGGGAGTACTTTCTCTTCGAGGAGGTTGGTGCTTGTGTATGTCCTAGTAAATAAAGCGGGGACATTTCAGCATCTTCTAAGCTTTTTTTAATTTCCTTGTCTATATCTTTAACAGCAACAGTTCCACTCCAGCGATGCACAATAACATTGCTGTTTGTAGTTAAAATAGCTAAGGATGTAGAAAAAGTACCGCGCTTACGGTTCAAATCATAAAGATCTAAGAATTGTTCTTGTTTAACAGCGCCAAAAATACCGCACATTTAAGTATTATAGTCATCATATTCGATTTTTCTACAATTATACTTCTGCCACACATGAGATAAGTCCTGTTTGTATGGTTGTGGGTCAATAAACCCCGCATTGGCAAAACCTTTAATACGCAAAGCACTACTCGCAGAATTAGCATCCGCTTCAGTTTCCCCCGAATAACAAGTATATGTCTTGCTAAATTTAACTCTCAACCTCACACCCTCTTTAATAATATCAGCCTTATCCATCTTAATTAATGGTGCTTCTATTTTAATTTGAACTTCACGATTTAGCGCAAGCACATCGTTAATCGTAGGTAAGAATTCTGGACTTGCATCCCAATAACCGGCCAAACTGTCAACACCTGTCGCACCATGATATACTTTAACCGCTCCCACTGCTTCAGCATAGGCGGCAGCAACACTTAAAAACATCATATTACGGTTAGGCACATACGACTTGGGTTGCGCCTCACCGGCAACTTCCCTTATATCAGGGGTATCAATATCATTGTTTGTAAGACTGCTTGTTGGAGCTATATCCCTTATAAATCGTACATCAATGGTCTTAAACTCCCCGCACCTTTTTTCATTAGCATGGTATGCTGCTAGCTCTAGTTCACGCGAATGACGTTGACCATAATTAAATGCAAGTGCAAATACATTTTCCGGTCCCACCTCTTCACATGCTTTGTATAACAGAACCGTGCTATCCATTCCACCACTTATTGGAATTACAATTTTATTTTGGTTCATGTGATATTCTTGTTAGCTCAGGTGAATATTGTGGAATTATTACACCATCTTGTGCATCTTTTATATTCTCAAATTTTGCTGTACGTGCTCTTAGCTCGCTCGAGGAGTATACATGCTGTCTTTTATGGTAAAAAAGCTCAATACCATTTTCAATACAATACTGTTTGCCAGTAAAATCCCGATCTTTATATTCCTCACTTAAGAAGCGAATGTGTATTGTTTGTGTTTTAAGAAGTTGGAGCAAATCAAACTCCGTTTCATAAACAATTATTTCATCAACATATCGACATGCTTGTAATTGTACAAATCGTTCATAAGAACTTTGTACAGGTCTATTTTTTATACCAGGTCTATCAATTGTTGGGTCTATCTGTAAAGCAGCAATCAAATGATCGCAATGCTGCTTTTCCATCTTTAACATCGTTACATGACCAGCATGCAACAAGTCAAAGGAACTACAGTTAAACCCTATTTTCACACGTCTTCTTTTGAAGATTTAGCAGCTTTTGTAGTCTTAGGGGACTCTACAGCAACATCCCCAGTAGCATTACCATACTTGTAAGCAGCTTCCAACTTTTTATCAAGAAGCGGGATCAACTCTTCATAGAATTTTGAATCTTTAGTAAAGTTCTTTGCATACCCTAACTTAGTACCATCAGGTTTTTGGTATGTGGCACCAGTTTGAATAATGAGGCCATGATTGACTGCCATCTCAAGCAAACCACTATACTTGTCCAATCCAGTTAAGTAATTTAACTGAATACTTGCTTCTAGAAATGGTGGAACAAAACGATTTTTCACAGTTAATGCTCGCAATGTTGCACCGCTGTAGTTTTTTGCCTCTGGAAGAATAGTATCATCTTCATTATTTGCATCTTGCTTTTCATTTCTCTTGGCCAACTGTACAATGACACTAGCCATATACAATGGACCACTGCCACCACTCTGACTTTGTACTAAAGAAGGATACAATGAAGCAGGATCACTGTAAGTGTGGTTGGTCATTAAGATAGTAACACCAGCACGGCCCGCTTTATAGGTCAAAAGACGTAACAAACTCTTTAGCCCCTTCGCTCTTGTGCCCATGTCAGAAGCTCCCTTGTCTTTCTCAGCATCAGATACTTCTTTACTACTTGCAAGATTGCCCAAGCTATCCAAGCTGATAATAAATTTACCTTGCATGTTGTGCTCAACAATACTATCAAGGAATGTGCTAATCTGATTTCGTGCATTTTCTACTGTATATACCGGTACATATTTGGTTTTATCGGGGTCTAGACCAACCCCTGCAGTGGTATTCTTATCAATGGCAAACTCTGTATCAAAAATAACTGGAGTTATGCCCTTCTTCTGGGCAATACCAAGAATTTTATTGACCAACAGAGTTTTACCTGTTTGCGAGGGGCCAGCAAAGATAACTAAACGGCCCTTCGGGACACCACCGTCCTTCAACTTACCAGACACAATTGCGTTTAATGCATAGCACCCGGTATCATACCAAGTATCCACGTTACAAAGCGCATTCTCCGAGAGAAATGTTGCTTCTGGGTTAAGCGCGTCTAACGATTTAAATGCTCTTGAGAGTATTTCGTCTTGGTTCATTATTCGTCAAATAGCTTAATTACTGGCGCGTCTTTGCCTTTGCCTTCGTTAACCGGCTTTGCAGCGGCAAAGATTCTTGTATACTGTTCGCCGATCTTTGGATCTAGCTTGACAGCAGACGTGACAATGCTATTTTTCGAGAAATTAAATACTGCTCCTTCATTTCTCGACTTCTCCTCAATAAATTCCTTAAAAAATAACGGAATCAATTGAACTTGTAATTGTCCGCTCTGATTAGGACTAACATGAAGTACTGCTGGATTCTTTACAGAAAGACCAGCTGCATCTTCAGATACTTTCTCAGCTAGGACTGTTTGACCGACATGATTAATGAATACTGTTATATTGCTCATAAGATTAATATAATGGCTCTTTTGAAAAAATCAAGCACCAAGTAGCTCAAAAAGATCACATTGTGTGGCCTCACCGGGTTTTCTTGGCGACCAACTAACACATTCATAAAATCTTTCTACAGCACTATAGATAATTTTTTCAAACATTAGCTCTGTATCTGGCTGGAAGATCTTCTCAAACTCTTCAGGATAATAATATTTGTAAGCAATTGCATTGATACCGTATCTATTCGGCTGTTTTACATAAAAATATCTAATCTTATCACCACTACCAATAGATTCATATTTTTTATCTACGTTAAGGGTCTTCAGAAGCATATTATGGTGATATGCTGCTTTTACGTGTATGGGCATTGACTTGACCGTCCTAAACCCATCACATTTACTAGAATACTTCTCATACCCTTTCAATCCTGTTACGAAAGAGAAATCACTAATAGGCAACTTCTGAAACACGTCGTAAGCCTCAGTAATTACTTCATTAGTCTTTTGTTGATCTTGTGTGAGTAGCATAGTCTCTACAATTTTTTTAGCTAGCGGCTTGATTGGAGCAGGCATAGTAGTACGGGCAATCTCTACACCAGTATACTTGAACTTATTACATGGTATGCCCTCTTCATCTAGCACACGAATAACATAGCGTTTTTTCTGTAAAAATAAACCAACATCACAAATTACCTCACGCTTAAAAGTAATTCTACTATCAAGACTGTTGAGATTTTTTTCACACCATACTTGTATTTGCTGATTGAGATGCGTTTCAATACCATTTACTAAATTATGAAATTCTGGTGTAATTTTAGACTTACTGTCTATCGCGTTAATATTGAGGGTCTTGACTAAGCTCTCTAGAGAAATATAACTAGAATCCGTATCATTATAGATAATTGGCGTATTTTTTTCAATCTCTTCTGCACTTAATCCAGCCTTTTGTTGGATATAATCTGTTAAAATCTTATTGCCCTGCTTAATAACCGCTTGGCCGGTCAGTGTAATGCTTCTGGCCAAATCATCATCGCCTAGAGGGAAAACCTTATTGCCTAACGCACCGTAGACCGTATTAATAAAAATCTTGATTGTATGTTGTTTAATATTCAAAACAGAGAGTTTGTCTTTCAGTTCTTGATACCTAGGGTCCTTTTTATCTAGCTCTGATAATTGTCTCTTAATTTTCTTATGCTCCTTTCTCACCTGCACACGAAGCTTATAGTACTGGTCAACCATTTCCGGTATAATGCCCTTATGCTTCTGACTAAAGAGTACTTTTGCTTTACTGATAGCTAACTTTTCCTCTTGAACGAGCTTTGCAAACTTAGCTATAGGTACAACTACCGTTCTACTATTAACATCACGAATAGTGACATCTTTATCTGTTTGTGATTCTATAACGCCCATCTTTGTTTCAGGTGAAAGATTGAGAGTAATCATAACGGATGGATATAGACTGTTAGCATCAAAACTCACTATATACTTTTGAAACCCGCGCTTCGGATCACCGACATACGCGCCTTCATTCTGCTTACCGTCATCAGCCCCACGAATAAAGGTAGGTATTTTCTTATTTCTATAGCGTGCTCGAATAGCACATGCACCAATAATTACACTCATACTGCCCATTGCGGCTTCCATGGTCGTTAGCCCGGTATAACTTAGCATTCGGAGTAGCTCAAAGTATTGCAGCTTTTCCTCAAGCTTAATCAAAAGCCGAACGTCTTGTACGTTATATTCAACAAAAGTATCCCAATCTGTATCAGCTAGAGTACTTAAGTTGGTATTACCAAAATCTATTTTAGATTCCCCTAACTCAATTATGGCAATATTATTGAGCTTATAGTTTTCTCGCAAAACCATGCAAAATCTCTTGTAAATGTCTAGATAATCCAGACAAGAGATACCGTCTATATACCATCGAACTTGCTCCCTACCGAATTGTCCCTTCAAGGTTCTACTATGCACTCTACCCATTGGACTCAGGCGACGCACAGTATCATCATCAAATAAAACTCTAATACGGTTAATCAGGTACGGCAAGTCAAACAAAATAGAATTCCAACCCAAGAGTACATCTGGGTAGTCACTCTCTATATATGTAATAAACTTTAAAAACATTTCTTTTTCGGTTTTACAAAAGTAAAATTTATGATCCGCTGCAGTCTTGGTATAAGGTTTTGTACCCCATGTTATGTATTTTTTACTCAAACTATCGTAAATTGTGATAACATTTACAGAATGATTGGCCGTCTCTACATTAGGAAAGTCATCAACAGAGTATGTCTCGATATCAAGAAAAAATAACTTGAGAGGGAACTTTGAAAACTCTGTTGATTCATTATGTTCCCAGAAATTATCAATTAAAAACTGCTGACCTGGCGAGAGATTTTCAAATACTCTAACTGTATCCGTTTCCTTTAAATATTTTGACTTTTCAAATTGATTCTTAAAAACCTTTTTCTTAAGATTAGTATTAAAGATACTAATTGCATCCTTTGCATTGTTAGATTCTAGGTAAATATAGGGTTTAAATGTAGAATCAATAGCAATTCTATTGCCTGATGCATCCCAGGTAAACAGCCGAATAAGCTCCTGTCTAGGGTCGTATGCAATATTTCTATAGCCTATCATCTTTTTATTATAATGGAACTTCTGTATTTGGCAAATAAATTATCATATGGAAAAAATTATGCAGTTCTTTAATTTTGAATTACCTTGTCCAAATGAAATACCGGAATGTGAAAGATTGCGAGTGGAGTATACGGATAATCTTAACAATTTGCGGCGGCAGGGTGGCTGCGGTGCGTGCACAGAGAATAAGATTAAAAATGAGTTTATATTAAAATTACAGAAGTTAATTTCAGTAAACAATTAATTATATAACCTCTCTACATAATAACTCACCATAAAGCCATCTTGCAATTTGCCTATGTGCTGATGCCTTGAGATGATTACCTGCAGATTTGCCGTATTCTTCAAAAACATCTATAAAATTAAACGAACTATATTTTTTGTTTAATATTTCTATTGAGTTATTCTCGATGATATTATTCTTACTACTAAGAAGATGTTTAAATTGTATATTATAGGCTGGTAGAATAGAGGGCAACGTTGGAAACGTAAAATATTTTGCATTTATCTTAGTCAGATAAAGGTCTACTAGTAGTCTAATAAAAAAATTGTTCAGGATACCTTGATTGTTAATTGATATTCTTTCGAGGTATATTCTAGAGAATTCTTTAGTTGGATCAATTTTTTTGAGGATTTCAACAGAAGTTTGTACTGAGTCTGGCAATGGTGAGTCGAAAAAATAAGACTTACATATAGCGGGTGTTAGTATTGGTCCCTTTTCCTCACGCTTACCTATATTGAGTCTGCCAGCCTCTGTCCATCCAATTATAAAAACAGTTTCTTTTAAATCAGGAATCCCTTCATTTATAAACTTAAATACACTTTCTGCTATATCTATATTAGAGCTACCTGCTCTCGCGATGTTTTTATATTCCCAACTATGAGCCCTGCTGAGCCACCCGCCATATGCATAATAGGGATTATAGGCACTTGTATAGTCATAGTCCCCTAGCGACTCAGATCCAAAAGAATTACTGTCACCTGCAACAACCAGCAGCATATTAAAAAAACGGGTATATACCCTGGGATATATTTTTGAGACTTCTCTTAAACCTTATTTTAAGAATAAATCTATAGAACCATTTAGCAATGTTGATCATTTAATACCATTTATTGCATTTAATTTTTTACGCTCTGGGCTGCCGTATGGGTATTTAAACAATTCCTCGTAACAATCTATGTTACTCTCCATCCACCGTGCTTCAGCTTTCTTATATGCGGCTGCACACAAATTCATATATCTGCCTTTTTTGCTCAAAACATCACGAATAATCTTAATCATTTCTTCGCCTGTCTTAAATTTGAAGTCTGCATCTTTGTATGTGCACAAGTCTTGACACGCGATCGGCAATCCTAAGCAATTGGCCTCAATCCATTTTAGATCTGATTTGCTCTTATTGAAAGTATTATCTTGCAAAGGAGCAACCAGCATATTAATTCTGAGATTTTTAAGCTTTTCACCGTAATGATAAAGGTTTATCCAAGGATGAAATTCGACCAACCCTTGTTCAACCAAAGGTCGAAGAGGCAGAGGAAACGCTCCAAGAAACACCCATTGGAATTCCCTATGAGTTTCGTATATGGCTTTAATAACATGGGCAAAATCGTCATTCTGGTTTACTCGATTTTCCACATCAAAGTGTGCTCCGGACCCTGCATAAAGGATTCTAGGCTTGCTTTTATGAGCGTCATAGTTACTGCTTATTGTCTTCTCATCATAAAGTCTACCGAGCCAAAACTTGGGTGGGAAGTTAGGTATAACTGTTACACATTTATGACCCGTTTTTTCCTTGTAATAGTCCTTCATGAAGTCACAAGTCACAGTTATCTCATCACATAGAGACATAATCTCTTGTGCATTCTTACGAATCTCTGGGTCTACGAAAGCGGTCTTGAATTTGTTATAATCAGGAATATCCTCGCTAAAGACAAGATCATCAATTTCATATACAATTCTAAATCCATGTATCTTGGATACGTCTTTTAGGAATTTAACAAATTGTAGTTGCGAAGATGTGGCTTGTCGCTGCACCCGAACAACCTTGACATTTGTATACCAGCGAGGATCTAAAACCATAACTGTACTACCGTGCACAGTCATACTACCAAAAGCATTTAAAAGCTGTTCTGGCCAAAGCATACGCCAGAAACCACATCCCGAATAATCTGCATAATACTGAACTACTCGTGGTAGATTTACATCAGCAGGTGGTGTGTTGTCTGCTTGTAACATAGGCGCTTGACCAGGCATTGGTGCACCTAGAGATCCTGCGAGTGGTACAATTTGAGGTATATTTCTTAAGAAGGGGGAAGCAAACTCACCAGTATTAAACATATACTATATCTATATTATTCTAGCGGAAAATCAAGTAGTTTGTGCGGAGAGAGTTGTGATGCCGTTTCTCTTCTCAAGAAAGATTAAATCACCAGTAACAAAACGGGCACACTCTTTTCTATGTGATATAACATACACTCCAAAATTATTCTTACTTACAAATTCATTCAAAAGACTAAGAACTAACTCAACGCCCGTCTCGTCTAAGCTAGTATCTAGCAATTCATCGTAAAATTGAATATTATAAAAAATATTACCTTGCAGTCTTAACATATCAATAAAAGCAAACATAATAGCTAAGTCTATAGCTTTACGCTCTGCTCCACTAAAATTAAAGTAACTTGTGAGTTTACCTTTATCGTTAATAATTTGATCCTCAAAGTACTCATTGAAAGAAATAATAGATGTAGAATTAAGCTTACTAAGATAATAGGTAAGTTTACTATTAAACAGGTCTAATATACGCCTTACAATAAAACTCTTTACCCCCTCTTCACTTACTACAAATTTTACCGTATCCATCAAATTTAGTACTCTCTTAAATCCCTCTACCTTTTCCTGCAAGGCCCCTAATTTTTGTGTTGCTTCCTCAATCATAGTTGTGAGACCTGTGCTTGTGTCGGTAAGATGTTGCAAGTCTTGATCTACCTGTTTGTTATAATCCTCCAACTGCTTGACACGCTTCTCATCGTGTACCTTTTGTTGTGTTTGGAGTTTACTTTGATTGATATTATTTTGACCCTTCTTAATCGCATCATTTACTTTCGTTTTAAGAGTATTGATCTCACTTATCTTTGATTCCAGCGCCTTAATTTCGGTTTCCTGCGATTTAATTTGTTTCTTGTAATTCTCCTTACTTTCTTTAATATGTTTTGTATCGTGCTCAGTAATAGATTTCAAACAAGTTGGGCATGTATCCTTATCAGTGCCAATCTTACTCATTGTTGTGAAGCAAAACTCATTTGTTGTTTCTAGTGAAGCAACTTGCTTACCTAACTCTTGTATTTGATCATCACATTCAGCTATTTTTTTAGTAAGCAAAGTTATATTTTTAGTCACATCATCTACATCGATAGACTTAATATTCTCGAGCTTCTTTGTCAAGACAGCCAGTTCTTTTGTATTATCTACACGTCTTTTTTCAAGTAAAGCTTTTCGGTTTGTATAATCGGTGTGTGCTTTAACTTGTTGTTCTTTTAGCCCATCAACTACCCGGCGGACCTCTTCTTCTCGAGCTGATTCAGTATCTAAGTCTTTCTTAACATCTGATTGCTCTTCTCGAAGCTCATTGAGCATCTTACTGAAAATTTCTAGGTTAAAAATACCTTCAATGAATTTACGCTTCTCGTTTTTCTTTTTAGCCATGAAAGGAACAGTATTATTAACAGTCATTATAACACAGTTTTGAAATAATTCTGAATTACATTCTATAAGCTGGGAAATATACTCCGTTGTATTAACAATACTATCTCGAGTTATGTCTCGCTGATTATGGTATAGGAAACACTTGCTAGGTTCTAGTGTACGGACAATCTCATAGCCCTCTACACTCTCACCATTTATAATGCTAAATGATAAAGCGACTTCACATGTTTTACCTGTTATATTATTAATAATAAATTCTTTTTTAAGCTCACGGATAGTAGTACCAAATAAAGCAAAATGTACAGCATCAGGCACAGTACTTTTGCCTACGCCATTGCGCCTATCAATCTGGTCACGGTTAATACCAGTAATACCATGTAACCCGGGCTTAAAGGATATAATAACTGGTGTATTACCTACACTGAGAAAGTTCTTTATAATCAATTTATCAAAAATAACCTTTTTCATTTACAACTGTTATAGAGTGATACTGTATACTCTATAACCTCCTTCTTATTTTGAATATCTAGCAAATTAACAAAATCAGAAATTGCTTGACCAATATCTACACCACTTAAGTCAACTTCACTCTGACATGCTTTACCGAGTTGATCAAATGTAGCTATATGGTCTACTACTAAGCTCAACGGAGTTACTGTATTGATCTTGGTAGTAATCTTCTCAAGATCGCTACTATCAATGGTCTTATCAATAGATAATTTAACAATATTGTTGCTAAAAAGCTTCTTAGCTTCCGATTTAAAATCTTTAAGTTTTATAAGATCAGACAAAGACACCTTTATATGTTGTGGTGATATTGTATTGGGGAAAAACTCATACTTTAAATTATTGAAATCCATTATGTAATAACCTTTTGTTGAACCGGTATCACCAAAATCAAGTTCAAAAGGCGACCCAACATATAGAATTGTACCTTTCTCATATACTCTCTCTTCTCTTAAATGAAAATGACCTGAGACTACAACGGGGGCATATTTAAATAAATCCGCAGACTTGAACCCCTCATCACATACCTTAAAGGTATTCATCTTGAAGCTCTCAATTTCAAAATGACCAAACATAATATCGCAGTTCTGTAGATCGTTTAACCCCGTACCCCAGGGGGCAAAGAATACCTCTTTACCATGTATTTGTTTGAGTGTAGGTTTGTCTAGAATTGTAATGTTGGGTCGTCCATCCAGGATACTAATACTATTAACACGGCTATCGTTCTTATAGAACGAATCATGATTGCCTGTAATCATGGTTATATTAAAGTCCTTAAAAATGCTAAGAATAGTACTTGCGTGATGAAGTGTATTTACTGTTATCTCGCTACGACTATGAAAAAAATCACCACAAAAAATTATCTGAGTAATATCCTTTTCAGTCAATTCGTTTACTAACCATTTAGCCCACTCTAAAGATATATCATGCCACGCTGGACTGTTCAAATGAACACCCAGGTGAAGATCGGATATTATAGCTACTTGCTTATTCTGACTCATCTATAACGCTTAAGCGTTACTTTGATTATAAAGACTGTTATCTAGAACTCCATGATCTTTAGTACAAACTCGGATTCCAGTTTCATCTTCGTCTTTATTAATAAGACTATCGTAATTGCGTTCACGAAAATCTGTAATTAGTTGATGATGTTTCTTTTCTTTCTTAATGCGACTAATAAACGCATGAAAAGCAATTGTTGTAAAATAGCTAAATGGGCTAAACCCATGATCCAATTTAAATTTCTTATATTTTAAAGCTTGGTACATCTTAACTATGGCATCACCCATCATCTCATCGCGATAGCTATAATTGATAAAATTGGGTGCAAAGGACAACCCATACGCTATTCGCTTTATAGCATCAGCCAGGTATTCGGTCATATTATCTGTTTTATAAAACTGTCTAATTTCTTCTTCAAATTGCTTGCTATTTACATAGTGCGGCTTTTCAGAAGGCTTTAGTTTTCGTTTTTTTCCTTTAGCATCACCCTCACCAGTAAGAGTTGCTACAACAGAGCTAACTATGGCTAAGCTAACAGGTAGCTCTGCTTCTTCTTTCTTTGTCATTAAAAGTTTTTGCTTATTTTTTGGTTGTTTTTTTATCATAAATTTTTAATGTACTTCTATTATACTAGCTTGGGCTTTTAAAGCTAGTATATTATTTAATGTGCCTATACCGTCTTTAGTACTCATACTAGTTTTTCAGCTACCTTTTTGATCTGGT